GCATCGGCGGTTATGGGAAACCGTATGTTCCCGGTGTGAGGAGCAGACCGATTCAGGCATGGTCGATTGATTGCCTTCCTTGCGGATATCTGAGAATTTTCTGCAACGGATGGATTGAAGCCGATCACGCAACAAGCGATTTCCAGATTTATTGGCATAATAGGAGCGAAAAGAAATGATTGTAAAGGTTTCGACTCGAACTAAAAAGGAAACCGATCTGGAAAAGGCCATCCGAACGATCAAGACTTACTATCAAAGAGCGCTTGACACAAATAAAATTCATCCGGGATTTATTCAGAAGCCGATCGCTTGGGCACTCTACCAAACATGGCGTGATATTGACGCGAAAGGAAACAAAGGTAATGGATAAAGCGAAAGTAATCAATTCCCTTGAACGATGTGCGAGGTTACAAGATTCTCCGATGTCGCACGAATGTGCTGATTGCGCTTACCGGGACAAAAGCATTGGCACGTGCTTTAGTTTAAGCACTTTGATGAATGATGCGGCTGATCTTTTGAAAGACCAGACAACGACATGGGTAGAAGAAAAGGATAGATACTATCACTGGCATTGTGAAAAATGCGGATTTGTTGAAGGTGCTCCTGCAATGACACACAAGTATTGCCCGAATTGTGGAAGAAAGGTGATGCGAGATGAATGAAAAAGATTTCAAACTGATTGAGGACAACTTAAAGAACTCACTTGAATACCAGAAAAACCTGAATCAGCAAATCATTGGTAGATTGGACGTTTACGAAAGTATTGTAAAAATGATGATGAAAGCCTTAATTGATGTCGCAACGAAAAGGCAGTGAAGCGGAATGACATATAAACGTGGTGGGGTCAGTATATCCGTACATCAGCTGGACGGTTTCGGAAAGAATCCATCGCTGTGGATAGGTACGGACGAACCGAACAAGATGGTCAAGGTTGCTTCATTCGGTAGCAAAGACAAAGCAGACACATTTTGCAAATGGTTGGAATATCTTCTTGGACTCAGCAACGATGAACAGGAGGTGAAGTGGGATGGCTGACAGGGAAAAGGTTCTAAAAGGGTTGGAGTGTTGTAAACGGATGGAGATGGATTACGAGATCGAGTATTGTCCTGACGAGTGCCCTTATTCAAATAATCGGGACTGTATACAAACCCTTTGCTCTGATGCGCTGGAATTACTGAAAGAGCAGGAACCAAAAAGATACCCAACAGAAATATCTCGTGATATTGTTGATGAATTTTATGGATATATGGCGGTTTGTCCTTTATGTAATTGTATGTGGATAATGTATAGAGACGAAGACATGAAATTTTGTCCCGGATGCGGAATGGCGGTGAAATGGAATGACAAAAAGTGAAGTGAAAAATGCTCTTGATGAAATAAGGGATATGTCTGATGAAGAAATAGCTGATAATGGTCAGTTTATACGCAAAGTATCAGAAGAAGCTTTAGCCCTGATTAAAAATTTGGAAAGAAGGTGAAATGGGAATGAAATTATACATAAAGATGATAAAGCCAATGATGTCAGTACCGACATCATCTCAGGATTGCACGCCAAAGTATATCCCTGTCGAAATTGAAAACAAATGGTATCAAGAAGAAGAACGCGAAATCCTCATCAAAAAATATGAGCATTTTGAAACAACTTTTGAGCGTCTGGCGTTTGAAGAAAAATATAAAGAGTTTGAGATAATCTTATGCAAGGAATGTAAACATTGCGAATATTCAAGGTCTGAAAAGGAATGGTGTAAAAAGGGGCATTTACACGGTAATGCGGAGAGTTGGTTCTGCGCTGATGGGGAAAGGAGATAAAATTGAAATGAAAAAGAAAATCGTCCTGCTTGTTCTGTTATTGATAATTCCACTGTTATTAACTGGGTGCATGGAGCAGGAAGCGGATAAGGTCACAAGAAATCTCAGTTTACAGGCTGATAATTTTAACGTGACGCGCCGTGTGACTGTATATAACTGCCGCACAGACAAAATTCTGCTGGAAGTGGTCGGAAACCTGAGCGTGCAAAAGTCTGGCGGTGATGTTGACCTGATTATCGAAGTCGCTCCGGGGCAGTATAAAAAGCACTTCGTTCGCTTGAACGACTGGACGATGTACGTTGTCGAAGATGTCTCAGGTGCGTTCGCAGACAAGTATCACTATACGATCAATTTCCTCCCGGATTCGATCATGCCGATCAGGTTTACAAACAGCATTGATTAAGGCGGTGAAGTTGGAATGAATACGAAAAAGAAAAACGCATTATTCGGAAGATATCCGTCATGTGATATGCTCAACAATGCTCTGCGTTTCATTTATGAAGGAAAAATTGATAATGCTTGTTCGGAAATTGTTTTTGCAATCGAAAAAGCTCACGGATATTTTCATAAAGATGTTGTGCCAATTGTTGAAAAGGTTAAAAGCTATTGGGTGAAAACAAATTGTGGAAAGTCGGTGAAACGGGATGCTGAAACGAGTGCCTAAAATGTGCATCACTTGTCAGCATTATGACAATATTTGGTATCGCTGTAGGGTGGACAGACGTTATATAGGATACTTGGAGTGCGCCGAAAAGACCAAGTGCAAATCGTACAGTCTGAGCGAACACTACCGCAAAGGCGGGAAATTCTATGAGAGCAGGAAGGTGGAACAGGATGCGGCTGATTGATGCGGACGCGAAGATAACGGCTCTGCTCTATGATGAAGAGCACGAAGAGACAAACAGTGTTGAAATGACCATCGCCGATTTTCTTGATTCGCACACAGAAGAAGGATGTCCGCAAAATGGCGGCTGGATCAGCGTCAAGGAAAAACTCCCTGATAAAAACGGGCAATACCTTTGCTGGTTTGAAAAAAACATAATCGCTAAAGGAGCGGCGATTGCTACATATCTTGAAATGTGGAAAGCGTTTGGATCGCTTGAATCGCTTGAAGTCTATCCAAATGTTACTCATTGGATGCCTATTGAACCACCAAAGGAGAATGAAGATGATTAAAGACACAAATCCAGATCATTACAAAGTGGACGGTGCTAATTTCATAAAATATATGAATGACCAGAAAATCAGTGGCTTTGGGAATTGGATGTTTGCCAACGGGTTCAATTCGGGAGTGTTGGCAAGCAGTAACTGGATTTCAGTCAAGGATAGACTGCCGGAGATGTATAAAGCCGTGCTTGGATATGCACCATACCACAACAATGTTTGGGCAGTTACGATGCGCGAAAATGGTGAATGGTATATATGGTCACCAGTAAGCAGACGATACGACCCGGATTTTGAAGGGCCGATTACCCATTGGATGCCGATGCCCGAACCGCCGAAGGAGGAAAATTAAATGGTAACATGGACTTTTGATCTTATGGCCTTGTGTGTCGGATTTTTCGTTGGGATGTTAGTTGGAGGTATTTTATCCGTTATTATTGAAACACGAGACGGTGGAGCATGGGCTAAAGGATTTTTTGAAGGATGCGACAAAAAATTTTTAATAAATTATCTTGAAAACGAGAAAGAAAGAATGCACTGCTTCAAAAAATCGACGAAGGAAGACGGAAACGATTCCGGGAGGTAGAACATGTCATATTCGATTTATAGAGTTGAAAAAGACGGAACAAGAACACTCGTGACTTTTGTTCCGGACTTGATCGAGGTTGGCCCAGCGATCGCAGAAGATCGAGATAAGATCGACTATGAAGTGTGCTATGAGGTAAAGAAAGAAAAATAAAGGAGGACAACATGATTGACTTACTCCTGAAAGGCATATGCATCGCGATGGCCGTCATGTTTATAGCGGTCGCACTTGTAATGACCATCGTTATTGTAAGAGAACTGATTGACGAATATAAGCGAAATAAAAAATGGAGATGATTGTATGAGTACGGAGTACAGAAGGCAGGACGAAGACGGGCGCGTGGCTCTTTCATCTCGCGAGTATTCCGCGATTAGAGCGATCTGGGGAGCGGTAAACGCCTTGAATTTATATCACGGTGAGCTTGAGCGCCGATGCAAGAGCTACAAAAACGGATGGCGCGATCTCCGTTGTTTGGTCAAACTTTCTGAAAAAGTGATGCACCAGACACTTTCGACCGTTCCAAGAAAAAAGCTCCTCCAGATGCGAAAAGAACTGGATAATACCATCTGCGAAATCAAAACGCGAGGAATTTCAGGTTGTAAAGACGATGGCTTTATGTACGTCAGCGAGGACACAATCATCAACCTTTGCAAAGCGGCAACGGACATCAACTGCTTCGGGTGCGAGAAAACGCACTCGGAAGCCCGGAAAAGCTGTCAGCTTTATAAAGACATACAATCAATATTTAACTATGATTTTGACGAGTGCAAATCCTGTCCGCTGGCCGGAGGGATTGTCGAGTAAAACGGAGGTTTGAAAATGGAAAAAGAAGTTCTTGTCCCGGAGGAGCTTTGCATCGACTTTATCCAAAAGCATCAGTCGAAGAAAGCAATTCTTCTCCAGCTGGCCGAAGAGTGCAACGAGGTTGCTCAAGCGGCGCTTAAACTCGTCCGTATCTGGGAGGGAGAAAACCCGACACCAATTTCCGAAAATGAAGCGCTTTTTAATTTTCATGAAGAACTTGGAGATTTTTTCACTTGTCTTGATTGCGTTGATTGTATACAATACAATGTGGTGGAGGATATCGAGAAGCGAAAGCTGAACCGATGGTGCATCCGCTTGTCTAAGTTCCTATATGAGCAAAGGAAAAAAGGAGGAAAAAACTGATGGAAAATCAGTCGAACGAGATGGTAGAAGAAATCCTGCGAACGATCGAGGCCGAGCGCGTAAAACAGCGCGTCAGGCCGCTTGCTGTTTGCCGTAAAGCAAAGATCAACGGTGGTTGCTACTCGCGCATGATGCGCGAACGTGGTGGCCGTATTTCCTCGATTGCGGCTATTATGGATGCGCTCGGTCTTGAGCTTGTGGCTTTCCCCAAGGACGCATCCTCAAGCCTTTTGAAATATGGTGTCGGGAGTTGGACTCCTGCTGTCCTGCAAGGAAACGTAAAAGGGCAGAAATGCTCTGTTTGTGGCATAGCGCATCCCGTGGTTGTTGGCGCTTATCCGATGCGCTATTGCCCGTCTTGCGGTTCTTATAACGGCACTCTCGAAACAGCTTGACGCTTGTCCAATTTCGCCTTAAAATAAAAGCGGAATCGGGAAGCAGGAATGTAGTCGAGATTTTTCTCCTGCATGGGACTCCTCCTTGCAGGTGGGGGCGGGGGGACGGAGGTCTTGATCGTGACAATATGTTTTCTTTGCAGAAAGCTCATTCCGGGAGCTAAGTTCATCCCAACGGAAATCGTGCTGTGTAAAAACTGCGAGAAGAAATTTACAGAGACCATGAAAAATGAGGTTTTGACTGAGGAGGTAGTAAAATGTCTGAAACAGCAATCCCAGAAATGCGAGTTGAATACTTGAGCGTTGACTCTCTTACGCCTTATGAGAAAAATGCGAGAAAGCACAAGAAAGACGATCTTCAGACCATCGTTGAAAGCATCAAGGCTTTCGGCTTCCGTGATCCGATCGGCATCTGGGGAAAGAAAAACATCATCGTTGAGGGGCATGGCCGTCTCCTTGCCGCAAAGCAACTCGGCATGGAAACCGTGCCTTGCATCCGCTTGGACGATATGACCGATGAACAGCGGAGAGCGTACACACTCGCACATAACCAAACGACCGACAATAGCTCTTTCGATTTCGACATTCTGAACGAGGAGCTTGCCGACTTGGACGCTCTTGATCTTGATTTCGATATGGCCGACTTTGGCTTCGACATGTCTTTCCGGGACGAAGAAAACGAAGCGGTTGATGACGATTACGATGTCGTTGTCCCGGAGGAAGCCAAAACCAAACCGGGTGACGTTTGGCAACTCGGTCGGCATCGCCTTATCTGTGGTGACGCAACAGATATCAACGACATCGAAAAGCTGATGGATGGGCAGAAGGCCGACCTTTTCCTGACTGATCCACCTTATAACGTGGCTTACGAAGGCAAAACCAAGGACAAGCTCAAGATCACCAACGACAGCATGGAGGACACGGCGTTTCGTGAGTTCCTTGCTTCCGCTTTCGAGGCGGCGAAGCAGAACATGAAGGCTGGCGCTTCTTTCTACATCTGGCATGCAGATTCCGAAGGCTACAACTTCCGAGGCGCTATTCACGATGTTGGTATGACCGTCCGGCAATGCCTGATCTGGGTAAAGAACGTGATGGTTATGGGCCGTCAGGACTATCAATGGAAGCACGAACCGTGTCTGTACGGCTGGAACAACGGCGGCTCACATGCTTGGTACTCTGACCGGAAACAAACGACCGTCCTCAATTTCGATCGTCCGACCCGGAACAAGGAACATCCGACCATGAAGCCTGTTCCGCTGTTCGCTTATCTGATCGAGAATTCCAGCAAGCAGGATGATATTGTCCTCGACACGTTCGCTGGTTCTGGCACTACAATCATCGCTTGTGAGCAATTGGGCCGTTCTGGCTATTGTTCCGAACTCGATCCAAAATACTGCGATGTCATTATCGACCGTTGGGAAAAGTTCACTGGCGAAAAGGCGGTGCTTCTGAATGCCGATTAACATTTCTAACACTGCTCGCGCTGATCTCGTAAACCTAATCGCACAGAGAAAAAACGAGATTGCCAAGGCTGGCCCGATCCATAAGCGCGATCTTACTAAAAACCTCCATCGCTTGGAGCGACAGTTGAAAGAGTACGACCGAAACCGAAAGGAGGCTTGATTCTATGAGTGAAAACGAGAACGCCACAAACCGCGCTGTTTCGCCACTGAACGGCCAGCCGATTCCGGTGGGACATCCTTTCGTTGCGGGGGACTTGCGTGCCGTAGAGGCCCAGAAAAAGGCCGTAGCGGCGCGAAATAAACGGAAGACGCTCCGCGAGGAGCTTCTCGCGCTTTTGAGCGGTGATATTACAGACAAAAAAGGCCGGACGGTTCAGGCACAAACGGCAATGAGCAATGCCATCCTGAAAGAGGCGCTGTCCGGTAATACCAAGGCGTTTGAAGTCATCCGAGATACCATTGGCGAGAAGCCCGTTGACAAGGTTATGGTTGCCGATGTCGAGCAAAGCGTAATCGATGAGGTAGAGAAGGCGGTGCTGGGAGATCAGGTATGTTGAGTAGAGAACAGGCGATTAGCTTTTTGATCGACAGTCCAGTAAAGTTTGCACACATGCTTGGTTTTACGAAGCTCGGTGATATGCACGATGATTGGATCAAGCTTATGGTTCGTGGGAAAGAAGACCAAACGCTAATGGCACACAGAGCGAGCTACAAAACGACATGCGTATCAGTGGCTCTTGCTGAAATTGTAATTCTCCTTCCGAGATTGAAAACGATGTTCATGCGGAAAACCGATTCTGATATCAAGGAGGTCATAAAGCAAGTTCAAAAAATATTGCTTGATCCGCATACAAGATATCTCGCTTATTGTATTTATGGAAAACAATTGTCGATGAATTTGCAAACGTCAAGCGAGATAAACACAAACCTCTCGACAGATGTCAAGGGCACTTCACAGCTTGTTGGGATTGGTACTGGTGGCAGTTTGACGGGTAAGCATTTTGATCGGATATTCACGGATGATATTATTAACGTTCAGGACAGAACGAGCAAAGCTGAAAGAGACCGAATAAAAATGGTCTATCAGGAATTGCAAAATATTAAAAACCGTGGTGGCAGAATTTTTAACACACTAACGCCTTGGCATAGAGAAGACGCTTCAATTTTGATGCCGGAACCGATAAAATTTACTTGCTATGATACTGGACTTATAACTCCGGAGGAATTGGAAAAAATCCGAAAGTCGATGTCTCCGTCTCTGTTTGCGGCTAACTATGAGCTTCAGCACATCGCCGTTGAAAACGCGCTGTTTGATACTTCTCCTGAATTCTTCTCTGATAAGGACATCCTCCGGGACGGCATCGCGCACATCGATGCGGCATATGGCGGCGAGGACTGGACGGCTTTCACTTGCGGCAAGCGCATCGGGGACAAGCTCTATATGTACGGTCGAATGTGGCAACGGCATGTTGACACAGTTCTCGATACTGCGCTGGAAGAAGCCGAAGCGATGATGTGCGCTCCGATCTACTGCGAAAGCAATGCGGACAAGGGCTTCCTGATGAAGGAAATCCGGCGAAAGAAGCCGAATATGCCTGTGAGGCTCTATCACGAGAAAGAGAACAAATACCAGAAGATCAGCGAGTATCTCCGAAAGTGGTGGCCGAACATCGTCTGGTTGGATTCGACCGACAAGGAGTATCTCGCTCAAATCATGGACTATACGGAAGACGCTGAACACGATGACGCTCCGGACAGCGCGGCTTGTATAGCACGGCACTTTGACCGCAGAAGCGGCGAAGAATATAAATCACCATTCGAGCAAAGGAGAGGTCGGTATGATTAAGATCAGGACGTTGGAAGTAGCAGGAATCGGCCCAGCCATCCATGCGATGCGGAATCCGTATGATAGCTGGGCCAAGAGCGACACTCACCAAGGCCACATCGGGGAGAAAGACCGAGAGCTTTCTGAACGGCTCAGTAATGCCGGGACGGAACATTGCAAGCATCTCCGGTTGATCGAGGTGTGGGCCGAGATCGAAGCTCCTTTGTACTGGTGGAAGGAGTTTGATACTTATAGGGCTGGCGTGGAAAAGCTGTCTTGTAGCACGATGCACACAATCCATTCTAAGCAGTTTGAACCGGAGGATTTTAGCTGTGAAAACCTCTCCGTCTACAACCGGAATCTTTTAGGCCGGATCATCGATAACCTGAACAGCGCAAGGGCCGAGTTCATCAAGAGCGACAAAACGAACAAGGATTCTTGGTGGCAGTTGATCCAGATGCTTCCGTCAAGCTACAACCAGCGGCGAACAGTCATGATGAGCTATGCGGCGCTCCGACAGATCTGCAAACAGCGCAAGGGACACAAGCTGACCGAGTGGCATGTGTTCCGAGACTGGGCGTTTGAACTTCCTGAGGGCTGGATGATTGGCGAGAACGACAAAACCGAAAAAGGGGTGAACGAGGATGCTTAAAACATATCAGGATTTTCTCGAAGCAACGGACAAGGTTAAGTTTCTTCAAACCGCCATCGAGGAATATCGGCAGAGCGATGACTTCAAGTTTGCGCTTGTGGTCGATGAATATTACAAACAGCGCAACACGGCGATCCTTGAGAGCGTAAAGCGCTTGTACAGTATCACGGGGGCGGCGGTTCCGGATTTCACAGCGACAAATATCCAGATGTGTTCAAACTTCCTGCATCGCTTGATCGTACAGCGGCTCACTTACTCGCTCGGCAACGGGATCGACTTTGCGAATGACGAAAAGAAGTCAGAAAGTACGGATGAAAATACCGAAGGCACAGAGCGGGAGCTTACCACGAAGGAGCGGTTGGGCTTTGAGTTTGACACTTTTGTCTTCAAAACCGCCAAGGAAGCGCTCAAACACGGTGTGTCTTACGGCTTCTGGAACAATGACAAAGGGCATTGCTTCCCGATGACGGAGTTCATGCCTTTGTTCGATGAGTACGATGGCACTCTAAAAGCTGGCGCTCGGTTCTGGTCGGTTGATTGGGACAAAAAGCCTGTGACGGTTGTCTTCTATGAGGAGGACGGCTACACGACTTATAGAACCAAGCCAAACCGGATCGGTCTTGACTTGGAAGAAATCGAGCCGAAGAGGGCCTATATCCAGATCATCCAGCACAGCGAAGCGGACGGCGATGTTGTGATCGGTGAGACGAATTACGGCAATCTTCCGGTTTTCCCGATGTACGGAAACAGCATGCACACTTCTGCGCTGGCCGGGATCAAATCTATGATTGATGCTTACGATATGATCAATTCCGGTCTGGCCAACTCGGTCAACGATTGCGCTCAGATTTACTGGATCATTGGAAACGCCAACGGCATGACGGACGAGGAAACCATCAAGTTCCGCGACAAGTTAAAATTCCTTCACATCGCCGTTGCAGACACCGATAACAGCAGTGTTACGCCTTTCGTGCAGGAAGTTCCGGTCAACGCTCACAAGGAATGTCTCTCCGAATTGAAATCTCTTATTTATGAGAGCTTCGGAGCGCTGGATGTCCACACTATTGCGGCTGGCGCTACAAACGATCACATTGATGCGGCTTACCAGCCGATGGACGAGGAAGCTGACGATTTC